ATGTTGACAACCGCGAAGCCGCACTTGTTGCGAAGTCGCAGGCCTTTGAAGCCGACTACGCTGCGCGCAGCCAAGCCTTAGCCGACGCCGAACGCGCGGCTGCGGCCAAGGAAGCCCAACTCGCCAAGCGCGAAGAAAATCAAAACGCCCAAGCCGATGCTTTGGCTAACACTGAACGCGCCCTGAACGCGCGCGTCGCAGATTTCCAAGCGAAAGTTGCCGCTATCAGCGCTTAAACCTAACCCTACTGGCGGGGATCACCAGGGACTTCTCAGGGGTCATAAGTGAATAACGAACTTCCTACAACGGTTACAGCGGATACGCCCGCGCCGGACTTGGAGTTAACGGTAGCTCCAACCACCGAAGATAAATCTACGCCGGATGCGTCAACGGAAGAAGTACCCAGGTCTTTCACACAAGAAGAACTGGACTCCATCGTTGGCAAACGCCTAGCGCGTGAACAAAGGAAATGGGAGCGAGATCAGGCTCAACGTGCCGCTGAACAGCAGGCTACACCCGCTTCGGTAGGGAACCTGACCGTCAGTGATTTTGAGAGTCCCGAGGCTTACGCAGAGGTTTTGGCCGAGCGTAAGGCAGAGGAATTGCTGGCTAGACGTGAAGACGCTAGGCAGCAAGCCAAAATTCTCGACGCCTACCACGATAAAGAAGAAGAAGCCCGGGCTAAATACGACGACTTTCAACAGGTTGCGTACAATCCGTCGCTTTCAATCTCAAACGTGATGGCGCAAGCGATCCAGTCTTCGGATATAGGGCCAGAGTTGATTTATCACCTCGGCGTTAATCCGAAAGAGGCAGAGCGTATTGCCCGTTTACCCGAGGTCTTGCAGGCTAAGGAAATCGGACGGCTAGAAGCCACGATGGCGTCAAATCCCCCGGTAAGAAAAACTTCAACGGCCCCGGCACCTATTGCACCTGTCACCGCACGAACCACTGGTTCCCCCGCTTATGACACCACCGACCCTCGGTCTATCAAGGCCATGTCTACATCGGATTGGATCGAAGCGGAGCGGCAACGACAGGCCAAAAAGTTCGAGGCTTCCCGTAATCGTTAACCCTTTGGAAGGCTCACATGGCTAACTCTATTCTTACGATTGACATGATTACCAGGAAGTCCCTGGAAATCTTGGAAAATAACCTGGTTCTGACGCGTAACTGCAATCGTCAGTATGACGATAGCTTTGCCGTTGAAGGCGCCAAGATCGGCTCTACCCTCCGCGTCCGTCTGCCCGACCGGGCACTGGTCACGGATGGCGCGGCCTTGCAGGTGCAGGACGACAACGAGCAGTACACCACGCTCACTGTTGCCTCGCAGAAGCATATCGGCGTTAACTTTACCTCTGCCGAACTCACGATGCAGTTGGACGATTTCGCTGAACGCGTCCTGAAGCCTCGTATTTCGCAGCTTGCGTCCAGCATCGACGCTGATGTCGCCAGCTCCTACCAGAGCATCTACAACACGGTTGGTACCCCCGGCACCACGCCGGCTACCTCGCTCGTGCTGTTGCAGGCTCAGCAGAAGTTGAACGAATTCGCGGCGCCGATGAACGACCGTTATGCCACCGTCAACCCGGCTGCTAACGCCGGGCTGGTTGAGGGCATGAAGGGCTTCTTCAACCCGACCGACACCATCAGCCGCCAGTTCAAGCAGGGCATGATGGGCACGGGCGTGTTGGGCTACGACGAAGTCAATATGTCGCAGTCCATCCGCCAGTTCACCACGGGCTCTCGCGCCCTGGCGGACACCATCCTCGTCAACGGCGCTGTTTCCACCCAGGGCCAGGCCACCATCAGCATTGATGGCGGCACTGGTTCGGCGACAGTCGTAGTCGGCGACGTGTTCACCATTGCCAATGTGTTCTCGGTCAACCCGCAGACCCGCGAAAGCACTGGTTCGCTCCAGCAGTTCGTCGTTACCGCAGCCAATACGGCTTCGAGCGGCTCCTGGACGAGCATCGCGGTTTCGCCGGCGATGTACACGTCAAGCAATGCCCTAGCCACCATCAACGCGTTCCCCGCCGACAATGCGGCTGTTACGTTCGTTGGTGCGGCTTCGACTGCCTACCCGCAGAACTTGGTGTATCAGAAGAACGCCATCACGTTCGCCACCGCCGATCTCCTGCTCCCGCAGGGCGTCGACATGGCGTCGCGTCAGGTTCACAACGGCATCTCGCTCCGCATTGTTCGTCAGTACGACATCAATAACGACCGTATGCCTTGCCGTATTGACGTTCTGTACGGTTACAGCGTGATCCGGGCACCTATGGCTGTTCGTATTTGGGGTTAATCTTGGCTGGCCCCCGGTTCGCCGGGGGTCACCTTTTTAATTAGATTGGATAAATATCATGGCTCTTTCTAATGGTTCTGGCGGTTATCAGGTTGGTGACGGCAATCTTAACGAAGTCGTTTTTGCTACCCTCACCGTCCCCGCCGCGTACACTGCCGCCGCTACGCTTACCGCGGCGGATCTTGCTTCTGGCTTGGTCATCTACACCTCGTCCAGCACAGCCAACCTGACCCTGCCTACGGCGGCTATCGTTGACGCTGCCTTCAGCAGCGCCAAGGTGGGTAGTTCGTTCGACTTGGCCCTCGTCACCACCTCAACCGGCGTCCCCACCATCGTGGTCGGCACGGGTTGGACGCTTGCCGGCACCTCTGGTGTGGGCGTTGCTTCCAAGAGTGTTCTGTACCGCGCTGTCAAGACCGACACCGCTGCGTACTCCCTGTACCGCGTCGCGGGTTAATAGGTTCTGCCCCGGTCGTAAGGCCGGGGCATTACTTAACGAGGTAACGTATGCTCTTCTATTTGCGGCATCCCGTACACGGCAAAAAGATTGCCAATTTGGAAGCAGAAGCAGCTTACGACGAGGAAAATGGCTGGACCCGCTACGAACTTGACGACCCAGCGCCGCCTGTCGCAGCAGTTGCGGAAAGCATAAATAAGGACGATAAGGAGACTGCTATCAATAGTATGCCTCTGCGTCGTCGGGGGCGTCCGCCGATAAATCGGGGCTTGTAACATGACCACCACGGCTGGCGACCAAATCAATGGCGCTTTGCGTCTGATCGGTATGTTGGCCGAGGGTGAAACGCCTTCGGCAGCGACTTCGCAAGATGCGTTGACCGCGCTCAACCAGATGATTGACTCCTGGAATACGGAGCGGTTGTCCGTGTTCTCGACCCAGGACCAGGTGTTTAGCTGGCCCCCCAACCTTATTAGCCGGACGCTTGGCCCCTCTGGGGACTTTGTAGGCAACCGGCCTATCCTGCTGGACGATAGCACTTATTTCCGCGACCCGGCCAACGGCATCTCGTTTGGCATAAAGATCATCAACCAGCAGCAGTACGACGGCATCGCCGTCAAAACTGTGACCAGCACTTACCCGCAGGTCATCTGGATCAACATGGACTACCCCAACATCAATATGTATGTCTACCCGGTGCCGACAAAGGTACTGGAGTGGCATTTTATTTCAGTCACCGAACTTACGCAGCCGGCTGCGTTGGCGACTTCGCTGGCCTTCCCGCCAGGCTATCTGCGGGCGTTTCGCTTCAACTTGGCTTGCGAGATCGCGGCTGAGTTCGGCGTCGAGCCCTCGCGTCAGGTCCAGCGTATCGCCATGTCGTCGAAGCGCAACCTAAAGCGTATCAATAACCCCGACGATATAATGTCGCTGCCTTACAGCCTCGTCGGCACCCGCCAGCGGTTTAACATCTTTGCTGGAAATTACTAATGAAGACGCCGATTCTCGGCTCGTCCTATGTGACCCGCAGCGTTAACGCAGCGGATAGCCGCATGGTAAATTTGTTTCCCGAGGCCGTCCCAGAGGGGGGACTTGAGCCTGCTTTCCTGCAACGCGCGCCGGGTTTGGCTTTCCTACAAACCGTAGGCTCCGGGCCTATACGCGGGCTATGGGCGCATCAGACAAACGGTTCGGACTTCTACGTTGTCTCGGGTAATCAGGTCTATAAGCTAACCAGCACGACCGCCACGCCTACGCTGATTGGCACGGTAAACGGCACGGGGCCAGTCTCCATTGCCGACAACGGTACGCAGATATTTTTTGCCTGCAATCCAGATGCTTTTATATATAACGAAAATCTTGGCACGTTTACGCAGATTGTGGACCCTGATTTCCCTGGCGCCCAAATGGTCGCCTATCTGGACGGCT